CTTGCGCCACGGTCTCTATCCAATGGGTAACTAATCCATCACTAAGGTCCTGTGTGGGGACATTTATATTGTACTACTTGATTGCGATTGTTTTTGGTAGTTTGTCTTCTGGGATCTGCTTTTCAAGTTTGATATCTAAGATACCATCCTTAAACTCAGCCCCAACTACCTCAACAAACTCAGGAAGAGTAAAGATATCAGTAAACTTACGAGCAGCAATGCCCTTATGTAGATACTCCGCACCCTCTGGTAACTCAGCATCCTGCTTCTCGCCCTTGATTGTAAGTTTGCGATTGTCTAGCGATACTGAGACATCATCCTTAGAAAATCCAGCCAAGGCAAATGAAAGAATATATTCTTTATCATTTAGTTTGATCTGGTTATAAGGTGGATAGTTTGTTGTTGTTGTTACCTTCTGTAGATTTGCGAAGGTATTAAAAAATGGATCATTAAAAAGATCCAGTGCTGTTTTTACCATGTTATTCCCCTTTCAAGCGAATAAGTTAATTTACCCCCCGTTAAGGCAGGCATAAATATTATATCACAGGTTCATCAGAAAAGACTATGCTCATTGAGTGTTTTGGACTTAAAGACTCAACACTGTGTAGCAATCCTTTTGGAATAAATGCCAGATCTCCTGGGTTTAATATAATTGCATCGGTCAAATTATTTGAATCATCAAAAAGTCTCCACAGGGTTTGACCTCCACCTTGAACAAAAAATCTATTTTCTGTACCAAGATTCACCTTGGGTTCCCAATCCCCTCCATCTATGCCATAGTCTTTAACGGTAATATGTTTTGTAAATTTTAAAGGGTTCTTTTCACTAAACCGAAGAAACAGATTTGAACAATCAGGATCACTAATAATGTTATTATTTCTATTTATAAAATCTACTATGATCATTCCAAAAAGAGGTCGTCCTTCATAAATTTTATTAATACTATCTATTACCTCTTTGTAATAATTAAGGATAATTTCTTTTTCTTCTACTTGAAATATTCCAAAAGAAATATACACTATTTCTTTATCTAAATCATATATCTTCCCTATATCTGCCCAGGAAGGGGGCTTTCTAAGAAAATTTCTTGATACATGAATTTTTTTTTGTTCTGTTGCCAGGACTAAGTCATTTTTTGTAATTTTACTCATACGTTAAATTATATCATATAGAATGAGCAGTTTATAGACGACTGCTCAGGTCTATTAGCCACGAAGATTCGACTCCTGCTAACTCTCCACTCGAAGGAGCATCCGTTGTAAAACCTTTTAAAGTCTCATAGCGGAATAGTATCTATTATACTATACTTTTAGGTGATATACTTGTAAGTATGATAAATAGTAACTGGTCTAGTGGAAAAAAAATAGTAGAGCCTATTCCCTATAATGAAGAAAAGGTATATGATGATAGTCAAATGGAAAGAGCAATACCTATATCTCAAAGTCAACTAGACAATGCAAGACTTTTTAATTCAAAATATGAATATGCAAAAACATTAAATAAAAATATATCATACTTAGAGGTGGGTGCTGGCTATGGGGAATCTGCTAAAATTTTTATAGACACAACAAATGCTAAAAGTGCAGATCTCTTAGACTTTTATGACAATGCTAAAGGAGTTAGACATCCAGGAGGATCTATGCCAAAAGACAGTTTAATGACACATGAAGAATATATAAAAGATAAGTTTGCCTACCACCCCAATGTAAAAACCATAAAAGGGGATGCAAGAGATATTGTTTTTACTTTAGACAAAAAATATGACCTTATTCTTTTTGATTCAATATCAAAAAGACTTTTAACAAGAAATGCACTAAAGCATTGTTGTCAATTAGTTAATATCGGTGGGGTTATAGGATTTACTTCTTACATGAACTATGATGCTATTCACTATGATTTGCCTGTAGGAATATATCAAAGCGTAAATGAATTTTTACATTTTAACAAAAATTGGTCTGTTGATGCTATAGTGCTAAATAATCTTGGATTTCACGAGATATACATCAAAAAGAATTCACAATAAAGTATATTGGCACAGAAAAGCAGGCTAGTTAGTTAAACCAGCCTGCTAATCTAACTGATTACTTCTTTGCTGCTGCTTTCTTTGCTGCTGGTCTCTTAACTACCTTGGCAGTCTTGAGTGCTACTTCAACTTCCTTAGCATCTGGCAACTTGCCGAATGCCTTGTCGTTAGGGTTGGCTGCTCTGATTGCAACGGGCACGATGGCTCCAAGCAATGAATAAGCAAGTGTCTTTGGATCTGTTACGCCTGAAGCGTATAGTGCAATTGCAGCACCAAGAACTGATCGTCCGTATGATGCAAGCATTGCCTTTAGTTGTGTTGTGTTCATATTATTCCTCCTAGGATATAACTTTTGTTAGTACTGTGAAACCAATCCATAAACCAATAATTCCTGCGACTCCCGCAAAAACTGGTGGTGCTGGTACTGGCAATTTGAATGCAGCAAATACTACGCCACATCCAAAACCTGTTAGTATTGATAGCATTACATCTTTCATCTGATTAAGCCTAGTGCTGGCCTTGATATACTAGATCCAGAATATTTAAACCACTGAGTAGCAGAATATCTTTCTTTGCCAGTATTTTCAAGCACCTCATGCCAATAATCTGCATTACTAGGGAATGTAACAAAACTATTAGCCTTTGGCTTAATTTTTAGATTATGATCCATAAAATTTATTTCTCCTCCATCATAATCATCATTAAGATAATATATTACTGCAAAGTCTCCTGCCGTGTCTGCATGCTCATTCATTTTATAATTCTTTTCAAATTTTACCAAGGGTGTTCTTTTATTTTCAAAAGGATAAAGTTCTACACCATAAAAGTTTATACACTTTTGATAAGCAAGATAAAAAACTTTGTCTAGAGTTTCAGAAATTTCTTTTGGCATTTCCTGTGGTGGCAATATCTTGACCCCCCAAGGTTGAGTCTCCCAGGATTCTAAACTTGTAGCAAATTTAAGCACTTTCTTGTGCTCTTCTTCGGATAAAACATTTTCTGTGATCTGTATATTGTTTACAGAATTTCCTAAGTTTGAGTTAATCATGTTTAGTTGTACCATTCTGCTTTTTTATTAAAGGTAGAGCCAGTAAACTGAAGCCACATAGCAGAACTATATCTGTCATTGTCAACAATTGTGCGAACCTCGTGCAAATAGTTTTCATTTCCAGGGAAAATAATTAAACTATTAGGTTTTGGTTTAATCTCTAAATTATGATCTGGGAAGTTAATCTCTCCACCAGTGTAGTCATCGTTAATATAGTATACTGAAGCAATGTGGTTGCCTTCAGATGAAAGGGTGTCCACATGTGGGGCCAAATAAAAACCTTTTACAAACTTAACTAAATGTAGTGCAGACTTATGAAAAGGGTTAATGGCTACATCGTAAAGATCTACAGACTTTTTATAAACAAGTTGAAATATTCTATTTAGCATTTCAAGAATTTCTTCTGGCAAATTTTCTGATTCAATAGTTACAGCCTTCCACGGTTGCTCTTTCCAAGATTGAGCATTTTTTATGTAATCAAGCAGAATCTTGTGGTCTTCTTCAGGCAATACGTTTTCTATATATTGTATATTGTTTGTAGAGCCCCCTATTTTTGCAACATTTGCTAAATAGATTTCGTCTTTTTCGGAAGGGTTTGTTATCATGTATCTATTTTACCATAGTCATCTGGAAGAAGTTTCTTTAATTCTTTGTAAGCCCCTGATATTTTTTTCATAGAGTTGTAGTTCGGCTGGGCACTCATTAGGTCTCCATACTGATCAAAGAATAGTATTTCTGGCTCAATATCAGTAATAAACTTATTTAATGTACCCTGAACTTCCTCAATATATTGATAGGCCCAATCACGAGAATCTGAAACAAATTTTAAAAAATCTTCGTTAGACTGATCTTTTTCTGTTTTGTTTATGTTCCTGCTTAATTGTTGCATTAACAAAGTTTCTAGGGTTTTGGTAATAAGAGTCTTATTAGCCTTTTTTTGCAGCACATAAAGGGATAAAAAAAGCAATGTTAAAGACGAAAGAACACATATAAAAATTAACTCGATCATAGTCATTTTTCTCCTTTTCTATATCCAATACTTAAGTATAGCAGTTGTAGCAAGTGTTGTCCATATAACATTAAATATTATAATTGTTGGTAGTGTTTTTACCGTTGAAGTCCATATCAATGCTAGACTAGAGACTAATGCAAAAATATATAGCCACCAATACTGTATCCCAAATAACAAACCAGGAACAATAATAACTACCTTAGTCATGAAAGCAAAAAACTCTACAGTGTTTGCCTTATTCCAGTAAGATCTCTTTTTCATTTTTGATAAAACAGAAAACAAAACTTTTATCTTATTCATTAAACCCACCCATTTTTTTAATAAATTCATAATGATTAACAAAACTGCTTGATAAGTGTTTTTTATTTTTATTAATTTTTTCTATTTTATCTTTTTCTGATTCAAAAACATCTTTAACTTCTTTTAAAAACTCTTTATCTAATATCTTATTTCCATACATAATAATATAATAACCTATCTTGCTAAAATAATACATATCTAGTTCAACATAGTTTACAGTGCTGAGGATTTCAAGAGTATTCTTAAGACTTTCTGGCATTGTATTGTTTTTAGTAAAATTAGCCCAGAAGTCTGTATTAGTTTTGTTTGTCATGTAGTGCAGGTATAAAAAATCACGAATTTCTTCACAATCAGAAGAATACTTTTCATTAAGAGTTTTTGCTAAATCTTTTGGATCAAAGATATCATGATCATTTTTAAAAATAAGATTAAGAGTTTCTACAGACTGCATAATTGATGTTGCCTCTAAAGGTTCAACAAACCCTGCTGAAAGACCTACTGCTATAGTATTTTTATTCCATATCGTCTTATAGTAGCCTGGTTCAAAACTAAATGTTTTTGGAGACTTAATCTTATGCCCTAGTTTTTCTTCAATTTCTAATATTGCCTGCTCATCAGTTATGTAGTTAGAGTCAAAAACATAACCACATCCGTATCTATGCTGTAATGGGATCTTCCACATCCAGCCATAGTTCATAGCGGTTGACTCAGTATACGCTGGGACCTCATCTTTATCAATATCAAGAAAAAATGGTACTGCTCTTTTGGCTGGTAAATTATTTGAAAAACTTACCCATTCTGTGTTAAAAACTTTTTTATTTATTACTCTATAAAAGCCAGTGCAGTCAAAAATAAAATCTGTACTGATTGTCAAACCATTGGCTAATTCAATATTTTCTATGTTTCCATCACTATCTTGAATAAAATTATCTACTACTGAATCTATGTGAATTGCTCCACGATCTATTGCAATTTTTGATAAAAACTTAGCCATTTCTCTAGCATCAAAATGTATTCCATACGTGTTATATATATCAAAGTCTGATATATTTAGTGGATCTTCATTTTTACTTACAAATGGCAAATTATTTGAATCTAAAGCCATAGCACTTAATTTATATTCTTTTTCTGGTAAATTTTGTGACATACAATAAAGATGCAATACGGGATAAATTTTGCCATCTTTATTATTTAAATAAAGTTTGTTTGTTTTTGGATTAAACTTATTAATAGCAAACTCATGGTAATAACTCTCATCATCTTTATTAAAATTATTAAACTTAATTGCTATTTTTACTGTTGACTTTGTTTCTTTTATCATTTCTTCAATTGGTATATCTAAATATTTTAAAAATCCAATAAGAGATACTGTTGATGCTTCTCCTGCTCCAAGAATTCCTATTTCTGTGCTTTCTATTACAGTAATTAAGTGTTCGGGGTATCTTTTTTGTGCAGCAAGGGCTGTTAACCATCCTGCTGTGCCACCACCTACTACAACTATATTTTTCAAATCTCTTTTCCACCCTCACGAACTAATAAAACTATAGCACCATTGTCTTCTAATGCCTTCTTTACACGGATCATATACTCTATCGCTTCTTTTTTCTTTTCAACTGTTTGTAAAGACATAAATTCTTTTTCTTTTGCTTTTACTGTTATAAAATGGTCATTGTCTATTACTTGTAAAGAAAAACCTTTTGGGCATTGCAATGATCTAAAAGC